GTCTTGTTTCTCCATGGCATAGTCTGCTTGGGCCAGCGTGTCTGCATTTACCTCGATCCGCCACTCGAACTCCTCTGTATTCTGGAGGAGCTGCATCGCAGGTAGGACGAACTCGTCGTTCCCTGTCGACAAGATATTGGACTTCTTAAGCAAAACCTCGGGGTCAAAGTGCTTGACCATGAGCTCCGCTTTGATGCGCATGATGTCAGCTGCAAACCGCGCAACCTCGTCTTGGAGTTTCTTGATACGAACAGAAGCGAACTGGGCTTTGATCTGCTGGGCCCCGAGGGTCTCAGACGCCTTCGAGGCACCACGAACAATATCTGCGATTCCAGTAAGTTCATAAATCTGACCCTTGATGGCTTCACGTGCCATGTTCAACTGTTGCAATGACTGAACAACAGTTTCGAGTGGGAGCCAATCTACTTGGCCCTTAAGTCCACCCTTCTCTGCAAACATAGCCCAGTTGTCAACTGGGATCAATTGGTTATCGTATCCCTCGGTAAGCATCCGAGAAACACCAATTGCAGACTTGTCATAGACACCGATCACCTTACATGCTTGAATCAGCATGGAGATGCGGTTATTTATCGTATCCAGTTCAGTATACTGATCCTGGATCATGTAGTAATCAGGTCTCGGTGTCGTATTACTAGTCGAGATGTTCGCTAACATTGGACGTGGGCAAGGCTCGAAGCCCTTAAGGCCTAGAAAATCGTCCTTTTTATCAAGCATTTCAATGGCGCCCTTAGAGTACCAGAATACTTCTCGCTCAGTCCGATCCCAAATCTCATATACTACAGCCTTCTTGAGAACATCCTCTTTAGGTGTAGAACCTTGTGTTACTTGCCCAACATTGGTTGGGTTATAGTTGAGTGGGCAGGCATTACCCTTTTCTTCGCCAAAGCGTTCAACAAGTTCTTCCCGCGACATGTACGCTTTTCTTGCAACCCAGCGACGTTCTTCCCAAACACGGCAAGGCGACCACAAGAAATCGTTCCAGAAAATGTAATCAATTACAATTCGCTGGTCTTTAATCTGTTTTAGTGGATCCAGAGCTCCCTCTTGGCCGGGTTCTTCTCCGCTAGCCTCAGAGCCTGGTAGCTCGACATCCGAACCGGGCGTCGGAGGGAGGGAGATTTCCTCGGTGTCGGTTTCGAGGCGCAACCATGCTTGCGCAAGACCAGGTACCAGTCGGTCCTGTACACAGTGCCGCATGACTGCATCGAAGTTATCGCATGGATCGTCCAAATCTTGGGTAATGCAACGTTGGAGGATGAGCGCAGCGACTCGTCCAATGTCATCTTGATAATCCGTATACTTCCTTGATACAACTGGCTTTGGTAGTTGGGCATACAAAGCGCTTTCAAGAATGTTTGTATTAGCGTAGAAAATGTTAAACCACTTGGACGTGGCATTCATTGTATCACGTTCGTCCAAGAAACGCCGCGTTACTTGACGAGCACGCTCGTAGAACTTTTCTAGTTCTTTTTCTGCAGCAGCAATTTCTGCAGACCAACGCTCGACCGGCGTCAACTTATCAGGATCCTCAATGGTACCACCACCTGCAGTTGTATTTGCAGTGGAATATGATTCTGTTTGTGCCATGATTATTTCCCGCGTAAAGCTTTAATTAAGCCTAAAGATTCAACTTTTGACTCTACTTTTGGACTGTTCTTAAAAAAATCTACAATACGTTGTTCTGCATCAAGTGGTATAATATCAGGGTAGTCTGCAAGTTTTGCAGCTTCGCGTAAATCCTCTATATGCTTAAGCGCGGGTTCAGGTTTATTATAATGCTTTGCCAAATCCTCTACTTCAGCATGCCCCGCCATACCTTGGTATAACTTATTATAATCACCTAAAGCAAAATTACCTTGTTTTTCTATAGTATTAAAATCAAGTTTATGTATATCTTCTCGTGTAAGTCTACCTTCAAATACTTGTTTAGCCAAACTATCTGGTACGTTTAGTATACCAGATGCCCCATGTAAGTCTGCAAGACGTTCTATAGCTTGTGCTGCTTGCTCGTCAGAAAGATGTGGCACTTGTAATTTAGCTTGTTTGATTATTTCATCAAAATGTACAGGTATTTCTCCACCAAAGTCATTAGCAACACTAGCAAGTGAATGACCTAGACCTAGACGAAATGGTGAGAATTTTGTAATAGTTTTAGCAACAATGGGTACAACTTCTTTACCAACTACCTTTTCAAGTCCTTTTAGTGCGCCTAAGGCCATAGTCGGAGCAATAGTAGTAGTTCCGGCTAAAGCTGCAGCTTTACCTAGGTTACCCATAGCAGCACGCCGGCCCATATCTAAGCCCATATTAACTGAGGCTTGACTACCTTTGCGCAAAGCACCTACTACAGATCCAATACCGGGTAAGAATGCTGTATCCACTACTGCTTGAGGATCTTTAAACATACCCTCATTAGCATTATGATTAAGTATAGGATCCCCATAAGCCATATGCTCAAACAAATTACCCGAAGTTCCTGTAGTTACATCCCCAAGACCTGTCCCACCAATTAAAGGAACAGTGCTTGGAACTTTTACATTATTCAAAAGCTTAGTTGTACTACGTAATGCTTCAGCAAGCATTTGAAGTCTATCATTTGGCTTCCATTGAGTAAAATCAGACATTACCAAATCCTCCTCATTTGACCGCGTCTTGCTTCGTTGTCTTCAAACAAATTACTTAGATTAAAACCAGACTCAGTTAGAAGTCCCAAGGGCGAGTTTCTAGGTAATTCTTGGCTGACTGTGGGAGACAACCCCATAACACCACAAGCGACGGCAACATACCGTAGACAATCACAATAGTCAGAAGCCCAATCATGGACTGGGACATCGGAGAAGATGAGGAGGTTGTCATTCCATTCTCTCCTATATGCCTTCATTGCCTCAAGGAGGTCTCCAGTAGCACCCTCGTCTACATGAATACGCGGAAATAGCCTACGCACGGCGGCGATCCCGTCCCGGACTTTGTGATTGGGGACAATTCTGGGTCTAATCTCTTCATGGAGGAATTGTTCAACAACTGAGCGCCCTGTTTGCAAATTCTTTGCGCGCGCATCGTGTGGGAGCCAGACGTCACCTACTTCTCCTGGAAACTGATGTATCTTCTCAATGTGGTAAAATATGTCTACACCAGTGGTCATCTCGCATGCAACAAGCCGAAGGGACCCATCTTTCCCTATTTGGAACCAAATACAGACAGTTGCGTCAGTAAACCCCAGGTCAAAGGCACAGTGAGTGGGGAGGTTAGGATCATAAAGTCCACCAACCACAGTACGACCCTCATGAAACATGAGGTTGACCTCAGTCGCATAGATCGCGCCCTTCAATGCCGCGTCAAAACTACACTCATACTCCTGCGCATACTCTTCCGGGTCCATGTCCCTCTTAAGGGACTCTAATTCTAAACCCGGAATTATCCCACTCTCGCTAGCTTTAAGAGTTAAGTGGAACCAGTCAGCAGGATTCTTTTTTGCTTGTTGGACAATGTCATAGAAGAGGTTCTTTCCCCTAGGAGTTGATACAAACACCGACCATCCGTTCCTGTCAGATAGCGCAGGTCGGATAACTTGGGAGAAGACAGAAGGCTTAAACAACGCATATTCATCGTTGACAGTGCCATCAAGGTACATACCGCGGAGTGAATCGGCGTTATCTGCGCCAAGAACGTAGATGGTAGCTTCATTTTTCAGTGTTACTTTTAGTTCTGCTTCCTGAGGAGGCTTTCCGAGGTAAGGTTCTGCAAAGTCTTTGAGATATGTCCATGCAACACGTTTAGCCTGACTGTAGGTAGGACCGACGTAAGCAAGCTGGGGTTTGTGCAAACGGCATTCAAGACCTCCGAATATGAGGTCGTTAACGAGTGCAACTGTCTTACCAGCTCTTCGATGCGTGTTGACTGCGGCAAACCGCTGTTTACGGTTGTGGAGAGGAATGAACTGCTCTCGTGGGACATATCTAAGTGCCATTATGGGGCCGAATTGCGTAAGGCGTCAATGATTTGCCTAGCATAATCTTGATTTAGCGCACCTTCAAGATTATCATACGATGTAGTTGGAGAAAATTCTGCGCGCAAATCATCAGACATATGTAACCGTTTTTGTACTGCGCGAGCTTGTTGCTCGCCTAACAAATTTTGGTATAGTTTATACGGCGATGTACGTTCTTTTGTCATGTTATACAGATTGTATAACATAGTTTGATCTATACGACCAGGTGATTTAGCAAAATCCTCGTAGAGGTTATACAGCTTATCACGTTCTAGAGCAGTAAATTTAAACTGTTTTATACCTCCACCACGCGGCATACCAAAAAGACGTTGTTGGTCATGCATAAGCTCATGCATTAGCGTATTAGTAGCACCTTCGGATGGGGAGGTAAGGAAACTGTTCACACCGAGTAGTACACCCCGAGTAGACGAGCTATACATACCACGGTTAGTACTTTTAGGGTCTACGTGCACGCGTATATTTTTTAGGTCTGGGCGCTCAGCAAACAACTCTGGGTGCTCTATCAGATCACTAAGATTATGCCGCCCAGGCAAAAACAAATCTGTATGCTCTGCGCGTATTGCTGCACCTTGCCGTTGAAGCGGGTCTAAACTAGCTACCGCTTGTGCCTTCTCTGTAGGCGTATACTGCATGTCCCTATTTGGTTTGAGCCCAGCATCCGAGACCTCTTTTACAAAAGAAAGATCATGTGGTGCATCCAAATTGGCACGTATAGCAGATGGTTGTGTTGGTACAATGGCGCGACCGGTATCTTGCCATGCCTCATTCTCAGTAGCACCTAGACGCAACTTCCTTAGGAGCTCTGCCACTTTTGGATCCACTAAGTTAGTACCCAGTAGCATTGCCTTAGCAGTAGGCCCAGCATGCGAGACAGCCGAACCAGCTGTTCCGAAGGGGAGCATCCCTACTGCATCGATCACATCTGAACCACGCGAGCCCTGGACGTCAGATCTAATCCTCGGAATCCCTGTCCCCGGCTGCATTTCAAACGGCAAATTCCCATGCGACCAATTCGACAGCTCATGCAAGCCCCCTTCTGAAACTAACCCTCCAAGAGTGGGGCCGTCAAGGGCTTTAGAGAGCATAGAACCAGACTCAAATACAGGGAGCTTAGTACCAAACTCCTTTGCCTTGCGCAAAGCACCAATGACGGCGTCTAGCCAACCCGTACTTGGTGTTTCTTGGAGGAGGTCCATTAGTTACTAATCCGCGTCATGGCAAACTGAATGTCATTACGCATACAGTTTGTAAACGTATCACCCCCGCCAAAGTCCAAGCGCAGCATTTGATTGGGGACACTGGCAATTGCCAGTACGGCTATTGATGTAGTTGAGCCCCCTGTGTTTCGCCCTACGTACTCGCTCCATTGACCTAGCGTCGAGCTTGAGGCGGGGCCGAACAGCCTGACATTATAACTACGCCCGTTGTTCACCTCATCAAATGTTAGGGCCCACGACGCTGTAACGAGATATATCCCAGGGTTTATTACCTTTAAGGTACCCTCTACTGGATTCTGAATGATACCTACTGCTTGCGCGATAGTGTTCTGGTAGTTTTCTAGAGGCGTCCAAGTAGCGCCTAGGGCTATTGCCACAGGTGTATTACTCCCTAGCGCGCCGTACCCAGCAGTGGTGTAAATAGGGGGTGGGTACAGTGGCTTTATGTCCTTACCGACTAGATAGTACGCGATGCCGCTATTATCATCCACGCAGAGCGGGGAGCCCTCGCCCCGGGTGGAGGCGAAGGACAAGTTCGAAGGGAACTTCTTGAGGATGTTAATCCAACTCATGAAGACACTCTAGGCAGTACGTCTTGAACATCAGAATCGAGAGGACCCTCTTTGTACGCTAAGCGCTCTCGTGTAAGCCACGGAATGTCAATGATTACTTTCTCACCCGTGATAGGGGAGGCGGAGGCCGGGAGGAGCTTACTGATTGCTTGCACGAAGACCCGAGCATTAGCATCAGAGCTAGACGCGAACTCTACGAGCCACGAAGCTCCACCAAGATGATCGAACGCTTCTCGAAAGATCTCACGAAGCTGACGGTTAACTACAACTGGCCCAGCATCCCCGTTGAGTGGGGAGGCGGACATGCGCTGCAAAGGAGGAGGTACGGGAATAAGGCTCATGGCTTATATTATAGACCTGTTTATCAAACTAAGTGTTGCCTGTTAAAAATATTTCTTAATAGGCGCGCACTAGGATCTTCGATTTAGTAGAATATATTTTTGAGGGGGCGGCATGTCAGCAATTACTAGAGAGCGCGTAGCATGGTCGAGGTACTTCGAACATAGGGGTAGCCGTGAGGGTTTGCTTGCAGTTTATGAACAAGCAGAACGAACGGGGAAGATTTGCCTGCATAGGATATCTCTTTCGAGTGGGGGGCGCCATGAGGCTGCGAACCTTATACTTGTTTCACATGAAGAGAAGCATTTGTATTGGCGGCGGTATGGCGGATCTATGTGCTAGAATGACGGATTTTGTCTTTTGGGCTATGTACTAGAAAGACGGATTTTGAGTTATTGTCTATGTGCTTCCACGCCGCAACACGCTAGGCCCCTACGCCCGACCAAATCCAGAACCAAACCCGACGAATCTCGTCGACTATTCTTCATTCCCGACCAATCTAGTCGACTATTAAGTAA